AGATGGGCCGCCCACCTCCACCACGATCCAGAGTTAGGCGTCAGTGTACGTGGGGCGACGGCGTCGGCTGGTTTTGTAACGTCAAAAGTCGTGCAAGGCCGATCCGGATCAGTGCCGGCAGCGAGATGTCACGCTTCACGGCTTCGCGACAGGCCGCGTCATACAAGGGCTCAGGGATCCGAACGTCGACCCGTTCGTTTGGATAGTGCGACAGCGGCGGACGTCCGCGGCGGCGTCTCACTGCGCCACCTGGATGTGTGTCAGGGTCTCCCGCTCCCGCCGGGCTGAGAGCCGTTCCACGCGAATGATCGTCTCGGGATACGCCGGGAAGGCCACTGGTGACACTTCGATCAGCTCCATATCCAACACTTCGCGCAGGATCAGGTCGTCGGCGAAGATCCACTCGTCCTCCAGCACGTGGAACCCGAACGAGGCCGCCGTCACGTCGCCCCGTTCCACCGTCTCCAGGTAGTGCTCGGCCCAGCGCGGGGTATCAATTTCGCCATACAGCCCCGTGCGGTCCTTCCGGAGCTTCAGCGTCCGAGGACCCGTCCGCCCGAGGGACTGCGAGGTGTCATGGCTCCAGAGCGCGCGGATGTCATGCCCGTCCGCCAGCGACCGATCCACGGCCGGCGGCCGGATGATCTCCGTGAAGCCGCCCAGATCCACACTGCGGCTATTGAAGACGATGAAGTGCCCGACGATCCCCACGGCCTCCGGGTCATGGTGTCTGGTCGGGGCCGGCCTGAGCACGCCCCGCTCGGAGAACACCGCCACGGCCCGACTTTCCGCGCCCGCACGACAGGTGAGGCACAACGGCTGCCCGCTCCGAATGACCGAGGCGTCCGTCTCGTGGCACACCACGCACCGCTCGGGCGTTCGGGTGCGCCAGCTCGCCAGCCGTTGCGCCGTCGCGCGCACTTCCTTCGGCCGCTGATACTGCCGGACGGTCTGCCCGCCCCGCCCCGCGACTACGTCCTGCACAATGGCTCGTTCGATCATGATGCCTGCTCCAGTGCGGCCAGATGCGCGATCTCGTCCTGCAGGAGTGCGTCGGCGAGCTGGCCGGGCCGGTCTTGCTCCCAGCGGGTGAGCAGATGCGCCAGCGCCACTTGCAGGTCGGAGGTCTCGGCCGCGAGCATCTTCCGGAGATGTGCCGTGGACGCCTCCACATGGGCGTGCGCGAGATCCCTGGCCACCTGCCGGGGATCTTCTCCCGACTGCTTCCAGGCCACATGCACGCGCACGGCCGGCAGGATGGCCTCCTCGAACGTGCCCTCGAAGGTGACGTAGAACGTCTCGATCCAGCCCCGGAGCTTCTCAGCGGACTGCTGGCGACTGCGCGCCCGATCGACTTCCCGTTCGACGAGCCGCTGGGCGACGTCGACGATCAGCGCCCGGTGCGCCGCCAGGACGCCCGCCAGGCGGTCCCGCTGGTGGCGCTTGAGCGCCTCTGCCTCACGGCATAGCGTGTCAGCGCGGGCTGTCGCCGCAGTATGCGCCTCGCGGTCTGCGGCGGCCTGGCTGGTGGCGTCCGCGACGGCCTGACGCGCGACGACGACCGCCGCCTGTGCGGCCTCCAGTTCCGCTGTGAGCCCTTCGAGGCGGGCCGCCACGGTCGCGTCGGTGGCGGCCGTCGCCTCAGCCACCAGGCGCTCGGCATCCATCGCCCGTGCCTCGGCCGCCTCCGCCAGCGCGAGAGCGGCCGCCGCCTCGTCGACCATCTGCCCGCGGGCGCCGTCCGCCTGCTCGGCCGCGAGACGGGCCGTCGCCGCCGCGTCCTCTGACGCCGTCACGGCCGCCCTGGCCGCCGCCGCGTCCTCGTCCGCCTGCACCCGCGCCGCCTCAGCCGCGGCACAGCGCGCCGCCTGCGACTCCGCCTCGAGCCGCAGTTCCGTCGCCAGGATCTCCGCCGTCGTGGCCCGGGCGAGTGCCTGCCCCTCAGCCGCCCGCCGCACCGACACCTCCTCCTGGGTCGCCCCAGCAGTGGCCTCGGCCGCGATCCGCAGATCGTGTTCCTGCTGGTAGGCCGTCCGGGCCTCCTCGGCGATCGCCTCGGCGCGCGCCGCCTTCGCGTCGAGGTCCTGCACAAGCTGGTCGTCAGGCACCGGTGCCGGTGGCGGCGTCGTATCCTTCGTGATCCGGGCATCCGCCATCGCCGAGACCTTGTCTTTCGGCACCATCGCGCCCTGGACCAGATACAGTTGGCCCTGGCCGTCTGGCTGTGGGTTCATGTCCTCCAATTCGAGCCAGTCGTCCGCGTTGATCACGCCGCGGTCGTGCATGACCGCGAGCCCCTCCTGCCGCGTCTTGAAGTCCGCCCTGAGAAAGCCGTTGACGTTGTGCTTGAAATACTGCCGCCCGACCTCGAGTGGCGCCACGAGCTTCGCGTTCAACTCCTCTTCCCAGAGTTGGATCCAGTTGAGCAAACAGCCCTTGTAGTAGTCGAGATCGGACATCTCAACCGAGGCATAGCTGACCGCCCCCGGCGTGGCGAGCTTCAACTTATGGAGTGGCATGTTCAGGAACCGCGCGATCTCGGTGACCTGCTGGTCGCGGATCTCCTTCATCTGCGCTTCGTTCGGATTCACGCCGCTGGACTCGAACTTGAACCCCCCGCCTAAGATCAACAGGCGGAACGCCTTGTCGGCCTTGGCGTGCAACGCCTCGATCTGCGTCCGGATGCCTTGCTCCTGCTCCTCGTCCAGATCCAGATCGGTCGAGAGCACCCCGCCGAAGCGCGTCCCGTTCCCGAAGAACGCCGCCGCGAACTGTTGCGAGGCGAGCGAGAGCCCGAGCGCCTCACGCGCAATGCCCACCACGTTGAACCCAGCCACCCCGTCGTCGCCGAGACCCTGGATATGCAGCATGTCGGTCGGGTCGAGCACCTGCTCTCCGTCGATCCGGTAGCGGAGTCGCTTCTGGCCCTTCTCCGGGGACTCGTAGAACGGCTGCACGCGCTTCGGATGCAGGAGCCAGAGCGCGGTCGGCTGCCGCAGCGGGTTCCTGACGATCTCCGCGTAGCCGTTCCCATACACCAGCGCGTGCGACGTGATGGTCCGCCGGAACACCATCGACCGCATCTCAGGATTCGGCGAATACTTCATCAATTTGTAGGATCGAGAGTCCGTGAAGTGGTCACTCCCGCCGTTCTGTCGGCGTTTCATCAGGTTCAGCGGCAGTTTCGCCACGTCTGAGCTGATTTGCTGCACCCCGTCCCAGAACGCCGCACAGGCGAACGCCGTCAGCTCATTCACGAGCGGACCCGCAAGGGTCCGCGTGCCCGACCCGAACAACTCCGCGAGCGCGGGATCCTTCAACGAGAACCCCCCAGACCAGACACCCCGTTGTGAGAGCAATCCCATCGTCAGCCCTTCCGAATCAGCGGAGGACGCGGCGGGAGGCCGCACCACACCAGCACCAGGCCAGCCACCACGAACGCGGCCGGACGATAGACGTCCCAGAGGCCGATCGCGATCACGATCACGCCCAGACTCGTGAGGACGTCGCTCCGATCCACCAGGCCGGACACCGCCGACCAGCGCTTAAACAACGAAGGCTCCAATCTTCCGCTTCCCACGAGGCGGCATCAACATCAGCCCCTTCAGCGCCATCAACGTCGCCACGACACCGTCGATGTGCTTGGAGCGCTTCTTCGGCTTCACCGGCCGAATCCGCCGCGCGTCATCGTGCTTGACCGCCACGTTCTCCCAGTGATTCCGCAGCGTCCGGTGGCCGTCATGATGCACCCGGCGACTCTTGATCAGCGCCTCGGTCACGTAGCACGGCTCGTTCATGTGCGTGTAGTTCTGGAGCACTTCATGGACCTTCAGCCCCGCGCGGTCCCGGAGCTGCTGCGCGATGTCGGTCGCAAAGGCCGGGTCATAGCCGATGAGTCCCTGCTTTAGCTTCGGGAACCGCGGCAGGATCTCTGTGGTGATGTCGCGATAGATCCGGCTGTAGTCGATACTGGCGCCCTCGGTCACCGTCACGAACGCCGCCCGTGCCCACTCCGAATAGGGGATCCCGTCCGTGCGCTCATGCTCCCGCATGGTCTCCTCGGGAATCCAGAACCACGCACGAACGAACACCTCGTAGTTCAGGTCGATCGACTTGGTCAGCGCCTCGCCGCTCGCCTCGTCCTTCTCCGTGACGGTCACCTGCTCCACCGAGCCATCCAGCATCCGCCGGAACGCCACCACGAACGCCGCCAGATCGATCTTCTGCGCGAGGTCCAACCCGGCCGCACAATCCAGGGCCACAAGGTCCGCGTCCGGCGTCTCGTCCTGGCAGGCGTCCCACCACTCGATCGGAATCCACGCCGTCGCTTGATTCACCCAGCGGTTCAGGTGATACCGCAGGAAGTCGTTTCGCTTGCGCGGCTCGTTCTGGGCCTCGAGCGCGAAACCGGCGATAGCCGACTCCTGAATCGTGTCGCCAAGCGCGGGATTGACCTGATGCCACACAGACGGATCCAGCCAGTCTGCATCCTTGTCCGCCTCAAAGATCACAGGCAGGTGCCGCTCGTCGTCAATCGTGCCGCTCAGAACCTTCTTCGCGTAGTCATATTCTTCGGCGCAGATCGACTCGTCATCGTCACCAGCCGTCGTGATCAACATGATGAGTGGTTGGCGCCGAGCGATGACGCCGCGCGTCAATGTCTCGAACAGCTCCCGGTTCGGCTGGGCATGCAGCTCGTCGATGATCAGGCAGTGGATGTTCGGGCCGTGCTTGGTCGCCGCCTCGGCTGAGAGCACCTGAAAAAACGCGCTCGGGTCGTCCGCCTTGACGATCTGGTTGCGATAGACGACCACCCGATCCTTCAGGCTCGGGTTCGCCTCCACCATCGCCACCGCGGCCCGGAACAGGATCCGCGCCTGATCCCGATCCGCCGCCGCCACGTACACCTCCGCCCCAGGCTCCTGGTCGGCCAGCAGCATGTACAGCGCCAGGCCGGCAATCAACTGGGTGTTGTGCGTCTGGATCATCGACCGCCCTGCGAGGTACAGGCTCGACGGTGACTCGACCGTAATGCACTTCACTGGCACCGACTGGACTGGGTCGCACGCGACAATCTGAATCGTGGAGGAACGCTGCCGACGATTCGGCCTGGCCTTCAGCCGATTACACTTTCTCGGCAAGCGAAACACAGGCCGGTCAGCCCACGACCAAAATTGAATGCGGTACCGTTCACCGCAGTCCTTCCCGCGATACCGTGCCCGATCGGTCACGACCGACGGCTTGAACCCGAGTGACCGAATCAGTTCCAAGTAGTCGTCCCGGAGGCGCGCGCTGACGGTCACGAGCTCGCATTGCCCCGCCTTCGAGCAATAGCCGTCTGCATCCATCACGCCCTGAAGGAGCGCCATCCGCTGCTGGTCTGATGCACGCAGATAACTCAGAGGGATGTGCTTATGGCCTAAAAGTCCCGCACGACGGAGTTGCCGCTGCATACCGGCGATCCGGGATGCATGGAAGACATCGGGGTGTCGTCCATCCCGATACCGCACGCGGCCAACCGCGAGACCGGCCTGCTCAATCTCGTCGATGATGACAAGGTCGGCACGATGTCCAGAGATGGCCGCCGCGTTAGAGTGGCCGTCGCCCAACCACACCCCGAGCGCGTAAGGAGGAATCGGAAGGTCCACGTCTGGCAGGCAAAGCGGTCCGTGTACGTCAATTGAATGATTCCGCGCGCCATCCCGGCGGAGCAGCGTCGTCGCTATCTGGTCCGTCGTGACGACGCCTCTGCGACCCTCCGGCTTCAGCGTACGCGTCACCCACTGATGCTCAGCATCCGCGATGATCGTTGAGCCATCCGAGAACGCCAGGCGATAGCACGGCCGGCCCGTCATGACAGGAGACGCCCATGAAACCCTCGTCGGTACGCCAGCTTCATCGAACACCACTGAGCCCTCGACGAGGTCACCCATCGTCGTCCATCCCTGTGGAGTCGGGATCGGCGTGTCAAGAGCGAGGGCCTTCCCATTCTTTTTTGGGATCTCGATGTACGCTTTGCGAAATCGCCGAAGGCCGGTCTCTGACGAGATCCACCCGAACAACGGCCGTAGAATGAGCTGCGCCTGGTAGGCCAGGAGGTCGAACGCGGCCCCATTGAACTCACCCTTGCTGTGGCTGCAGTACTTCGGGAACCACCGGCAGACGCGATCCGCCGCCGCCGCGTCGAACCGATAGCGGCCCCTGACGTCATCGATCCGAATCGTGACGCCCGGCCACCGCTGGTCCGGCGGCTCCCCGCCGCCCCACCAGCCGCCGCCTGCCGTAGTGACGTCAGGCGCGGCGACCGTGCCCACCGAAGAACTCCTCATCCTCGTCCACCACCGCCGGGGCTGGGGCCGCCATGGGCCGGGCCATCGCAATCAGCAGGAACCGCTGCTCGTAACTCTCCAACTGCTTCAGCAGCCCTCGGTGATTCGCCCCGCCGCGGGCCGTGCTCTTGGCCTCGTCCTGCTCGGCCGCCACCACCTGGCAGTACCGCCCAAAGGCGAACGCCGTCGCCGCCGTCAGCGTCCGCTGCTCCATGGCGTGCGGCGCCTGCCGGTCCCACACCAGCCGAGCCGCCGGCGGCAGATCCACGGGCGGCTCCACCACCACTGCAGGCGGGAGAAACTGCCCGGCCGGAACCGTCAGCGGCGCCTCCGGCGGCACCGCCCCGCGCATCACCGCAGACGACGGGTGTCGAATCACCCGCCCCGCCGCGTCTCTGGGCCACGTCCGCTTCCGGCCGGCCCCCACCCTGCGTCCACCTCTCGGCATCGTCTGACTGATTCCTGACTGATTCCTACGGCCTATCCTGATCCACTGGTTCGCCTTTCAGGCGCGCAGCCTGACCCGGGCGGTCTCCTGGCCTTTACCGTTCATGTTCCGGACCCACCCTCTCCCCGTACACGCCGTGCGCCTCGCGTCCTCGCTTCTTGTCGTGGCAGGTGGCGCACAGTCCGGCCCAGTTCGCCGGCTGCCAGAATCGGGGATCCTTCGGCCCGGTCACCGGGACGATGTGGTCGACCACCCGCGAGGGCACGCGGCCCACGCCCTCCTGTGGGCATGTACTGTCCCCTGTCGTCGGTACCCCGGGCATGGTGTCTCCACACCAGCGCAACTGGCGTCGGCGCAGGCCGCTGCTGACCTTGGCCCAGCGGGGGCCGTAGCCCCGGGAGGCGGCGCTGCCACGACGGTCATCGTAGACGCGCTGTTGCTGTGCCTGACAGGCTGGGCACCGTCCCCGTCCGGTGACGAAGTTTGGGCAGGTGCCGCCCTGGCCGGCGCAGCTCCGTTGCATGGCCGCCGGCATCTACTTATCCTCCACGAGCACGAAGAACGAGCGCTCCGCTTCTTGGGCGGGGGATTCATTGGTCGTGATCTTGTGGGCCACGTTGTAGCGCGTGCCCCTGCGACCGCCTACGAGGCGGAACTGGACGCTCTGATTGCCCGTCAGGAGGGAATCCTGATCAACCGTCAACGTCACTGGATCCTCCCGGGGCTGGACCGATGTGACGGTGAAGGTGCCCTTGTTCACCAGTTCGGCCGTCGCGGCCAGCCACGATGACCAGTTGAACCCCAGCACGAGTTTGTCGCTCGGGTCCTTAGAGATTTGCCCGCCGGCTATAATCTGGCTACTCATACGTCTTCGACCACGATAATCGCCGCCACGCCTCCAGGCACCACGACAATGACCGCCAACAGGGGCGACGGGCCTCCCACCTCGGCGGCACCCGCCCCCTCCGCCGAGAGCGTCAGGGCAGGCGCCGCAAACCCGCGGGGCGCGGTCGTGCCGGCGCCCACGACCACGAGGGTCAGCGGAGGCGTGCCGGCGCCGCGGTGTACGGTCGCGCCAGCCCCGTCCGCCGACAGGCTGAGTGCGGCCGTGCTGCTTCCGGCGTGCGTCGCTGTGCCCTGACCCTCCACGGCCAGGACCAGCGCGGCCGCGCCGGCGCCGCTCTGCGTCGTCTCGCCCTGTCCCTCAGCCGCGAGCCCGAGTGCGACGGTGCTGCTTCCAGCGTGGGTCGTCTCGCCAGCGCCCTCCGCCGCGAGCGACAGCGCGACAACCCCGAAGCCCTCCGGGACGACAGCGGGCGCCTCGCCGGCCCCCTCAGCGCCGAGCGTGAGTCCCGCCTCGCCGGCGCCGGCATGCGTGGCGACCCCCGCTCCAGACGTCCCGAGCGTGAGCGCCGCGGTACCCGCACCGGCCTGGAGCGTCGTGCCAGCGCCGACGAGCGCGAGCGCGAGCGCGACCGTGGCCAGGCCGGACGTGACCGTGCTGCCAGCGCCAGACGCCCCGAGGGTCAGCGCTGGGACGCCGGCGCCGCTCGGCGGGGCAGGTTCGTCATACGTGACGTTCCACTCGACCGCGCCGAGTTCAATCCCTTGCCGGCCGCCACCGGTGCCGCCAGAGCTCTGGATGAGCGCGACCCGGACATCCGATCCGTCCGCCGTGGCGAGCAGGTTCGCGTTGAAGGTGGCGGCGATCGTCGCTGTGGCCTCGGTGAGCGTGCCCGTCGCGAGTTGCTGCCAGACTTCACCCGGCGGGCCAGGATCGATCCGGACTTCCAGCTCCCACCCTAACCCCGCATGGGCCGCAGACCGTTGGAAATGGACCTTGATCTCCTGGAGGTCCGCGCCAACCGTGGGATTCCCCGTCGGCGTCGGGAACGACACCTCGACGCTGGTGTTCCCGAGCCCGTCCCACGTCCCGAACGCCGCGTCTGGACTATCGGGATCTTCGTCGATGTCCGCCAGCGCGATCGTCGTATAGTTCGCACTGTTGACGACGGCGTCAGGCGCGAGTCGTTCAGTCGCCATGCGTGCCTTACGCGGCGGCCGTGAGTTTCGTCGTCGTGCCGGTCAAAGTGTATTCGCCCGCGGCGTTCGCCGCTTGGTCCCCAGTCAGCGCCTCGCCGCACTTGAACACGTCGCCGGTATTCTCCCAGACGCCGAAGTGCGTCACGGCCTGCAACGCCCCTAGGCTCGTAAACGCGACATCCGCGTTCAGGACGCGCTCCCCGCTCGCGGCAGCGTTGAAGGTGGCGACCTGCTTCCCGCCGCCCGTGATGTAGTTCGCACCGGTCGCGCCCGGATCGCCACTGTGGAGCGAGACGCGATCCGCGACGATCCCGTCGAGGGCTTCATTCCGCGCGGTGGTTGAAAACGCCATGTGTTGTTCTCCTTTACTTCACTGCACGCCCAGAATCAGCGGCGCACTCGGCACGTCCGGGGCCGCCGTGACCGTGAGCGAGAGCGCCGACGAGCGCGGCCCCTCGCCGGTAGCGTTGATCGCCGCAATCTCCAGCGCGGCCGGCGGCGTGTCCACCACGTCCACCACGACCGGCGCCGAATAGAGCCGCAGCCCGAAGGCATTGGCCGTGCCCGCTGTGACTTCACTGGGGTGCGATTG